GGGTGGCCTTCACAGTCACCTGCCTCCTATCCGCTCTCATTAAGACCTAAGCCTCCGCCCGAGCGAGGCCGGCCGGGACTAAGTCTCTGGAGAGCGGATTTCAGGACGGTGGCGGCGAACTTCCCATGGACCATCATCCTCTGTTCCCGAACGGGGACAGTGAACGCTTGATCTGAAAGAGGAATCATGAGGGCCCGAGTAAGGGCCCCATCATAATCCTCCTCTAGTTCAAGTTTATGAGAGTCCAGGCTCCTGAGATACATCTCTTCGACTTGGCCATAACAACCAAGGAAGGGGAGAGCGTAAATCAGGGAGAAGCCGTCATCAGTGAAACGGTGGTCTCCGCCCGTGAATCTTTCAACCAGGTCGACAGCCAGTCGACCCAGATCGAGTTTCGGGTTGGAGAGGGAGTCTGCGAACATCCCGTGAACGGATTCCTTAAGGATCAGGTTAGCAACCTGGTCCGTCAGGGCCCCGCTTTCTCGAAGACCGGCAGACTGGGACTCACCCAGGAGCTTAGAAATAAACTCCAGGGCTCCCAGAGAGCCGTTCGAGAAATTCACAGAAAGTTCACACCGGAAGGCCTCAAGCTCCACCTTCTTAACGAAGGAGGAAGACTTGTGAAGCCTTCGGTATAGACTCCCCACCGCACCAGGGATCCCGGACATAGGGCACAGATCCCTTCTCAGTTCACCGGCCAGGGCTGACACCAGCAGAGGAATACTCTGGTAAGTGTCAACTACAGCTGAAACTGGGAAAGGGGTAATCTCCTCACCTCGGTGGAAGTATCTTTTCGCGAATTCAAAGGTGTCCTGGGACACCAGAGTCTTCTGAATCGATACCTCCACACCGAGGTCGGAGATCCGGTGCCGATAGGCCAGAGCCAGATCCACGGAACCGATCAGGATGTCATCCCCTAGAATGACATACTGGGCGGTATTCCACGGAATCCTGAGCTCCCGACAGCAATCGTACATCACAAAGTGGTGCGCGAGTGCGAAGGAAGCCCAGGAAGAGTAGGCCCCCATAGGATTACCAACCTTGTACGACACCGGTCCCTGATCGCTCAGGAATGGGTAGCCGACCATGATGTTTTTCCAATGGGAAACCCACTCGCTGGTAAACCCTCCAGACAGGACGGTACAAATGAGATCGACCGGAAAACGGTCAGTCGCATTCTTAAGATCGATGGAGAAATACTCCACCGAATCCCAAGACCGAACTTTGTCTAGG